GACTCAGCCTTTAGGTGAGGCTAAAGTATACAGTTAGACACGCGCTCTATAGCCGTATTTATGCTTGACAATATGGGAAAATGCGCTCTATGGGATTACTACAAACTCTAGGCTTTAAGTCAGCTGCTAAGCCGACTATCGAGGCTCAGTATGCCCCGGCGGTTATGGATACCACTTACGGGTACGGATCGTTTAATACTAATAGCGCTTTTGGCTATAACGGTATCGGTATTGATCGTAATTTTGCTTTACAGGTTGCCAGCGTTAGTCGCTGCAGAAACCTCATCGCCGGAGTTATCTCATCGATCGATTTGGCATTATATAAAAAATCTACCGGCGAAAAGTTAGGCTCTCCTATTTGGTTAGAGCAACCGGATATACGTCAGCCTCGCAGCGTAACGATCAGCGCTACCGTTGATAGTTTAATTTTTTACTCGGTTGCATATTGGCGCGTAACCTCATTGTATGCAGATGATGGCAGACCATCCGGCTTTGAGTGGGTTGCTAATAACCGCGTTACATTTACTACAAACCAATACGGTACTGAGGTTAAAGATTATTTTGTAGATGGTGAGCTTGTACCTATGGGCGGTATCGGATCACTCGTGACTTTCCAATCTTTAATTCCTGGGGTATTACAAACCGCCGGCACTACAATAAAAGCGGCGTGGGATATACAAAGAGCGAGCGCGGTATCTGCAGCTACTCCAATGGCTACCACTATCTTAAAAAATAACGGTGCGGATCTACCCGAGACACAGATCCAAGGCATATTAGCCGGATGGAATTCCGCTAGAAAAAATCGCAGTACTGCATATTTGACCTCTACTCTCACTGCAGAAAATATTGGTTTTAGTCCTAAGGATATGATGTACACAGAGGCCTCGCAGTATCTCGCTACTGAGATCGCTCGAGCTATGAACGTACCGGCGGCTTATTTATCTGCCGATATGAATAACTCAATGACATACCAAAATATTTTAGATGGCAGAAAAGAATTTGTAGCCTACTCACTACAACCTTACATAAGCGCTATTGAGGACAGGCTCTCAATGAACGATATAACAAATGCCTCAAATCAGGTGCGTTTTGCGGTAGACGATACGTTTTTACGCGTTGATGCAAAAGAGCGTTTAGAGATTATTGAAAAGATGCTTAGTCTAGATTTAATTAACGTCGATCAAGCCCGAGAGATGGAACAACTCACACCGCTAGGAGATGCAAGTGCTACTAACGTTTAGTCAAGAAATCCAAGCTGCAGATACAGAGCGCCGGATCGTATCGGGCCTTGTCGCACCATATGGCGAGGTGGGACATACAAGCGCCGGACCCGTAATGTTCGAGCGCGGCTCTATTGCTATTCCCGATGCAGAAAAAATAAAATTACTAGCGCAGCATCAACAAGATAAACCGGTAGGCCGGGCTATCAGCTTTAGCGACTCTACCGCTGGCGTTTATGGTTCCTTTCGTTTGAGTATGAGTTCTCGGGGACAAGATGCTCTACTCCTTGCGCAGGAAAATTTAGTCTCAGGCTTATCCGTAGGGGTGGATGTAACCGCCTCTAAGCCTATGGGCGATTACCTGCTCGTCACGGCGGCCGTCCTCAAAGAGGTGTCGCTCGTCGAGAGCGCCGCATTTTCTAGCGCCTCCGTTGATGAGATTATGGCGGCACGTGCAGAGTTAGAAGCTGCAACAAGTACAAAAGAAAAAACTACTACTATTTCTACGACTATCGTAGAGATCGAAACCGAAACAGAAACCGAAAGTGAGGAAGCTGTGACTACAGCCCCAGAAAATACACCGGACGATACTCCGGTAGATGCACCGGCCGAGGCTGAAAAAGTCGAGGCAGCTCGTAAGATCATCCGTCCATCCGTGCTCGATTCACAAAGAGTACGCACACCTATCGTCTCTATGGCTACATACACAGAGCACAAGATCAAAGCTGCACTAGGTAGCGATGAATCAAAGCTTTACGTAACCGCGGCAGATGATTTTGCTGGAAACCCTGCATTTAATCCGACACAGTACCTACAAGAATTTGTAACTAATACACGTTTTGGTACACCTGCGATCGATGCTTGCTCACAAGGCGTTTTACCGGCTCAGGGTATGACCATAAACGTGCCCTCACTGGTCACGGCAGCTGGAGGCGGTACAGGCGTAGCGCCAACCGTTACAGTAGAGGCAGAAAACGGCGCAGTATCTAATACAGATATGCAGAGCGCGTACCTAACTGGCACAGTACAGAAGTATTCCGGTATGGGTACGATTAGTATCGAACTCCTCGAGCGATCAGATCCAAATTTTTATGCAGAGCTCACACAACAGCTGCAGAACGCATACCTAACTACTATCGACACAGCCGTAGTAAATGCACTACTAACAGCTAGTACAGGATCGACACCTACATCAGCTGATAGCGATGGAGTAATTGCGTTTACTTCACAAGCTGCAGCCGCTATTTACAAAAACACAGGTTATTTTGCGCAAAACTACGTAGGTAATGCCGCACAGTGGCAGCTACTTATGGGCGCGACAGATACCACAAAGCGACCAATCTATAACGCTATCCAGCCAATGAACGCTGCCGGACAGGTAGGCCCACAGTCTATTCGCGGTAACGTACTAGGACTTGATCTCTACGTAGACAAGAACTTCACAGAGACCACAGTGGATGATTCGTCAGCTCTAATTTTGGCACCTGAGGCTTTCACGGTTTACCGTAGCCCACAGGCTTATATGAGCGTAAACGTCGTATCTAACCTACAAGTACAGGTAGCGATCTACGGCTTTATGGCAACTATCGCAAAAATGCCTAACGGTATCGTTAGATACTTGAAGGCATAAGCAAAAAACTAATAGTCGGTAGGGCTCTTAGCCCTTTGAGCCCTACCGGCCTCTTTTAAGATAGGAGTAAAGATGCCAGCTACATACGTCACCGAGGCAGAGCTACGCGCAAACCTTGGCATAGAGAATCTTTACTCAAGCGATATAGTCGAGACGTGCTGCCAAACAGCGCAGGATCTCCTAAATCAGTTTTTATGGTTTGCCTCAGCTCCGGTAGTAGGCGTAACTTTACAAAATAATGTAATTACTGCGATGGTCGCTAACCCTATGATCTTTACTACCGGGCAGTCTGTAACCTTGAGTGGATGCGGCTCAACCTTTAACGGTACTTACACGATCACCGGTACGATCCCTTGGAGCGCTGGCACTACATCGCAGCTACCATCGATCGTATGGAATAACACTTACTTTAATTGGCCTAACGGTTACAGCTTTATCCAATTCGCCAAGACCGGCGCTAACGTTAATTTTCAGCGCGTACTACCTTATGGCTCAGCTGTAGGAGCAGATACAAAGACAAACTCATACGCTACGACTCCGGCAATAAGAGAGGCCGCGATGATCCTAGCGGTCGATGTTTTCCAATCAAGGCAGGTCAGCCAAACCGGAGGGGTAACGATAGATGGGTTCAGTCCCAGTCCATATCGTATGGGTAACTCAACAATCGGCAAGGTAAGAGCATTATTATCCGGTTATCAAAATCCCGGAAGTATGGTGGGCTAAATGCCAGCCGCGATAACTACACTCCGAGCCTCACTTGCTACAGCTCTCGCTAATGCGAACGTGTGGAATACTTACAGCTTTCCGCCTCCAACTATTACAGCTAATAGCGTAATCGTGGCTCCGGCAGATCCTTACATCACTCCAAGTAATAATACTTACTCGGCTATCTCGCCATTAGCAAACCTTAAAATTATTATGACCGTGCCGATGCTGGACAATCACGGCAACCTTAACGGTATCGAAACTTTAGCGGTAGCAGTATTTAATAAACTCGCTGCCTCAAATATAGTAATGAACGTTGGCAGTATGTCGGCTCCCTCAGTACTTAGCGTACAAAGTGGGGATCTACTTACCGCTAGCTTTGACATATCCGTACTAACGAGCTGGAGCTAACTAATGCCATATACAGAGGATGACCTAAAGTTTTTGCGAAAGATCGGACAGATCGTAGACGAAGCTGCACCGATCAAAGTAGCAAAAGAAAAACCAACTACACAAACAACAGAGAGCGAGGAATAGGTCAATGGCCGTATTCTTGTCAAACGGGGTTCAGGTCGTACTAAATAGCGTAGACCTATCCGATCACGTAACGAGCGCAACAATTAACCGCGTATTTGAGGAGCTTGAAATTTCTGCGATGGGGGACACCGCGAGAAAATACACCAAGGGCCTTGAGACCTCAACCATTACTCTAGATTTTCTAAACGATAATCTAGCCTCAGGTGCCGGATCTGTACGAGCTGCACTACAAGCTGCGTGGGGTACAACAGTGCCTATCACACTTAAGCAGACTAACGCAATCGTATCTACAACCAATCCGGAATATCAGAGCACGATTTTGGTAAATAACACTACAGATATTAACGGCGCCGTCGGAGACATCAGTAGCCAATCGATTACATTTACCTGTAACTCACCTATCGTCGTAGACACCACACCATAACAAATTAGAAAAGGGGCAAAAAATGGCAAAACTCAAAATAACAAGGGTTACCGGTGAGGTTACTGAGCATCAAATCACGCCGCGTATTGAATATGCCTTTGAATTGCACGTAAAAAAAGGCTTTCACCGAGCTTTTCTAGAGGATTCTAAACAGACTGATCTCTATTTTTTGGCGCACGAGTGCCTCAAAATGGCAGGGGTAGTAGTTAAACCTTTTGGACCGGAATTTTTAGATACTCTCGTTAAGGTGGAAGTACTCGACGACGAACCTTTAGATTAGGGCGAGACTCCCTAACCTATCAGGTAGCCCAGCTATCTATACGGTTAGGGATCTCGCCTCAATCGGTGCTCGATCTCGATGTAGAGATGTATAAGATGTTAATACAAGTGTTAAACGATCAAGCTAAGGAGGCCGAGCAATATGCCAATAGAAGTAAAAGGCGTTAAGCAGACTATTAAGGCCATCCGTAAAGTAGATCCTGAACTACTTAAAGAGATGAACGCCGAGATTAAGGCCGTAATGATGCCGTTACGCGATAAGGCTCGAGGGTATGCTCCATCACCCCAACCGGATAACCTTTATGGCTGGAACGAAAACACGGTAGGGCAAAAAATTACCTCTCGTAACTCGGCTTTTAGAAACCTAAACACTGAGGGCCGCGTAAGGCTTTTTCCGCTTTACGATCACGCTACGGTAAAAAAAGGTATTTACTACTCACAGTCCGGCGGTCAAAAGAATCGCAACGGCTGGAGGGCTCTCTACTTTGTAGGTAATAAATCAGCCGCCGGATCTATCTATGAGACAGCCGGCCGCGCCGAGACCACATCCCGTAAAGGCTATCGCTCAAATAACCCAGGTGCCGGTGAGCACTTTGTAAGCCGTATGGGTCCTCTCTATGGCAATAAGCGCGAGGAGCGCGGCCGTATGATCTTTAGAGCGTGGCACGAGGATCAGGGTAAAGCTCAAGCGGCAGTCATACGTGCAATCGAGAAAACAATAGCTGCATTTAATCAAGGCCGATACGGAAAGGCCGCATAATGGCAACACTACCTAGTTTAGTCGTAAGTGCGGTTACTACCTTTGATGGTAAAGCTCTTAAAAAAGGCGAGAAACAAATCGGAGCCTTTGAGAAAGGCGCTAAAAGATTAGGCGCTACTTTTGCCGCCGCCTTTAGCGTGCAGAAAATATCTCAATTTGGTAAGGCTGCCGTTAAAGCCTTTGTCGAGGATGAAAAGGCCGCATCACGTTTAGCAATATCGGTAAAAAATCTCGGCTTAGCCTTTGAGACTCCACGTATCGAGGAGTTTATATCTCAGCTATCTCGCGCCTCAGGTGTGACCGACGATCAGCTCCGTCCATCGATGCAGAAACTATTGACCACGACGGGCTCAGTAGCTAAGTCCACAGAGTTACTGACTCAAGCCTTAGATATAAGCGCCGGTAGCGGTGTCGCTTATGAAACCGTCGTAAATGATTTATCACTAGCCTACGTAGGGCAGACTCGAGGCTTGCGTAAATACTCACTAGGTTTGACTCAGGCAGAGCTTAAGACAATGAGTTTTGCCGACGTACAGGACAAACTTAATAAACAATTCTCGGGTGCTAACTCTCAGTATTTGACTACCTACGCTGGCAAGATGGGTATTTTATCAAATGCCGCCGGTGAGGCGCAAGAAACCATAGGTAAAGGCTTAGTCGATGCTTTAACTACTTTAGCCGGTGAAGGTGACTCGATCCAACCACTAGCCGATGCGATGGGCGAATTTGCTACAGAAATCGCAAATGCTATTAGTGGTATTGCCGTTTTAATTAACCAGATTAAATCGATACCCGGAATTGATTTTCTAGCTCGTAATCAAGGCACAATTACGGATTTATTACCTAATACTGGACTACTTAAAAAAGCTTTTAAGGCTCTTAGTGATTTAGGTAAAGAGGCTACGCCGGGTATGGGCGGTTATCCGAGTTCAGCTTTAGGGGGTACTTTTGTAGATCCTAACGAGGCTGCACGTAAAAAAGCCGAGGCAGCTGCAGCCAAGCGTGCTAAAGAAATAGCAGCGGCTAATGCTAAATCGGCTAAGGCAGATAAACAAAAATTAGCCCTAAGTAAAGCCGCTGCAGTATTCGATAGCACTCGGATCTCTATAGCTGCCGCTCTTAGAGCTACTTACGACAAAGAGACTAAACTACGCCTTGAGGCTCTTATGCTTATCGAGGAGGATAAAGGCGAGGCAGCTCTCAAGAAAATCGACGAGCTAGCTAAATTCCAGAAAAACGCCGATATGCAACGTTTAGCCGGTGTCGAGGAGATCAGTAACGCTACGCTACAGTCCCTAAATACTCAGCTACTTACAGAGCTTAAAGTTATCAACGATAGCAAAATGGCCGAGGGTAATAAGGAGCTTGCACGTGAGGAGGCGTTTAAGAAATATAACGCCGCCATTACTGCAGCTGGTGGACTTGCCGCTAAAGAGTCATATAACGAGCGCGTACAGATCCAGCTTACAGAGATTGCACGCCTAGCTTCTATCAGTAAGACATCAAGCGCAGCGACTACCGCTAATTTATTACTTGAGTCAAGCGAGCTAGATATGATCTCTCGAATAGAAAAGGCACAAATGGATGCCGATAATGCGCGTTATAAAGCTCTTAAAGATTATATTGCTTTGTTAAATGGTGTAGGCGCAGCTCCATCCATAGGAGGGGTACCGCAAGGCTCTTTCGATAAAAATGGGCCTTTAGGCGGCTTACTTGCCGGCGTAGTAGCAGGGGTAAACCCCACCTTTACTCCGATGCCTACTCTCACAGATCCTTTTGCTAGTTACGGTTTTAACCCTATTACAGGCGCCTCTACTCAAAACGTAGAGATCACGGTAAATACAGGGGTAGGAGATCCTGAGGCTATCGCTAGAGCCGTCGAGGATATATTAAATCAATCGACCTACAGAGGCACCTCGGTAGCACGAGGATCAGGGGTCTACGCGGTATGAGCACTTGGCTACCCGAGTGGAAAATTATTGTAGGGACCACCGTTTACGATAACGTGCTATCGGTCAATATGGCTACGGGTCGAGATGACATCGATTTACAGTGCAACGCCGGCTATGCTCGTATGGAGATTGTAAATCTAAATAATACGCCCTTTGATATAGATGTAACCGACTCCCTTACCCTTGAGCTTAAGAATAGCGCCGGGGTATATGTGCCCGTTTTTGGCGGTGAGGTATCCGATTTTGGTATATCCGTTCGCTCGCCGGAGGAGATCGGCTTTATAACAATCGGTAATATATTGGCCGTAGGATCTCTAGCTAAGCTCACTAAAGCTCTTTTCCCGGATGCCTTGGCTAAGGATGAGGACGGCAACCAAATCTATGACATCCTTAACGAGCTTCTTATCAATTCTTGGTTTGAGGTAGCACCGGCTTTACAATGGTTTGACTACGACCCTACGACTACGTGGGCAGATGCAGAAAACGTAGGACTAGGTGAAATTGATCAGCCGGGCCTCTACGAGATGATCTCTCGTACAGCTGAGCCGGCGAGCAGCTATAACCTATGCGCTCAGATAGCACAAAGCGCACAAGGGCAGATATACGAGGACAAGGCCGGGCGAGTATGCTACGCCGATACCGACCACCGTACCGCTTACCTCACGACTAACGGGTACACGACAATATCGGCTAATTACGCTACGCCGTCTACCGTTAAATCGATCCTACAGATCGGCAAGATCCGTAACTCCCTAGTATTTAATTATGGTAATAACTACGCTAATCAAGCTACAGCCCTCGATGCTACCTCGATCGCTAACTATGGTCGCTATCAGCGTAGCGTTACGACTAACCTCCATAACCTATCCGACGTAAATATCCTTATGAACCGAGAACTAGGCTTAAGAGCCATCCCTCGAGAGCAGCTACAGAGCATTACTTTTAGACTAGATAACTCACAACTCCCCGATGCCGAACGAGATAAGCTCATAGACGTATTTTTTGGGGAGCCGGTAGTAATTAATGATCTACCGATTAATATGTTTAACGGCTCATTTAATGGCTTTGTAGAAGGTTTTGCTATCAAGGCTACGCCGTCATACGTGGACCTTAGCCTTACACTCAGCCCTACAGATTTCTCACTGGTCGCGCCACAGTGGGACACAGTTACTCCCGGCTCCCTCATATGGACCGGTGTAAATGCTACTCTTATATGGCAAAATGCTTTCGGAGGTTTAACCTAATGGCAACTACTACACCTAATTTTGGATGGCCGGTACCTACATCGACCGACCTAGTTAAAGATGGCGCTACAGCTATAGAGGCGCTTGGCGATTCTATCGATGCGTCACTACTGGATCTTAAAGGCGGCACTACTGGACAAGTCCTAGCTAAAGCCTCAGGTACCGATATGGACTTTAGCTGGGTAGCTCAAGATGATTCTAATGCTATTCAAAATTCTATAGTAGATGCTAAAGGCGATCTCATTACTGCCACAGCTAATGATACTCCAGCTCGTTTAGCAGTCGGTACAAATGGACAAGTATTAGTAGCCGATTCAACCGCCGCTACTGGTCTTAAATGGGCAGCTGCATCACAAAAGATTTTGCAAGTAGTCTCGACTACTAAGGCAGATACATTTTCGACTACCTCTACCTCAATGGTAGACGTAACAGGGCTTAGCGTATCTATCACACCGACCTCAGCCTCAAGCACGATTTTAGTTTTTATGAACGTAATGAACTCTCACAGCTCAGGCTCTAACGCGATGAACTCATTTAACCTAGTACGCAATAGCACCGCTATAGGGCAGCCATCATCGGGAACAGATATTGCGACTACACAATCTAACCCGGTTGCATCGTCTTATCTAGTTACTGCCGTTGGCTTTACAGTAGACTCACCAGCTACGACAAGCGCAACGACCTACAAAGTGCAAATGCGCGTTACTGGTACGACTACAGGATATGTCAATCGCCGTGGCGATAGCGCAAATATTACGGCGGTATCAAGCCTTTACGTTATGGAAATCGGTGCGTAATGGATCTTTCAGCTTGCATCGCATATCTTAAACCCGGCGCTGAGTGGACGATGGATAACGAGGATATAAATACACTAACGTTTTTATCTGATGATGTAGCACCTAGTCTTAAAGAGTGCGAGGCTATATGGCCGGAAGTAAAAGCCAAGTTAGATGAAATCGCTGCATCACGCGAGAAAGCTAGAGATGCAGTACTTGCTAAAATTGGACTGACAGCCGATGAAGCGGCATTACTACTGAGCTAATGACTGACAAACTTACAAGCTATAACGGATACCCGGCCTCAAAAGATCCGGATGAGATAAAAATAAAGTCCTACTCGGTAAGGGGTACGGATCGTAAGCTAAGGTGTGCCGAGAGTGTGGGACCACTCTTAGCCGCCTTTGCTGCAGACTTTCACGAGCTAATCGAACCGATCGATGAAGGTACCTTTGACGATTGGGCTTACGCCTTTCGTATGGTGCGAGGTACTACCGATAAATTATCGTGCCACTCATCGGGTACAGCGATCGACCTTAACGCGACTAAACACCCTCTAGGTAAGCGCGGCACGTTTCCAGCTGAAAAGGTACCTATGATCCGGGCTCTCTCTAAGAAATACGGCCTCAAATGGGGCGGCGATTTTAAGTCTAGAGCCGATGAGATGCACTGGGAAGTAGAAATATCACCCGTAAAGGCTAAAGCATTAATCGAGACTTTAGGTTTATAGTTAGACAAACCTTAAGGGCACTTAGGAGTAACAATGAAAGATCAACTAATAGCTGCCGGTATGTCATATGCACGTGCAGCTCTCGCAAGCGCAGCGGCGCTTTATATGTCAGGTATTACAGATCCTAAAGTACTAGCTAATGCTTTTATCGCCGGCTTAGTAGGCCCTCTACTCAAAGCCCTACAGCCAACCGAGAAGCAATACGGTATAGGCTCTAAATGATCCGGGCCCTGATAGGGGCGATCTTGGGGATTCTGCTCCTATCGGGGTGCGGTTACGACGGTTGGGTAAGGTATGAGTGCCAAGAATACGAGAACTGGGAAAAGCCTCAGTGCGTTAAGCCGCAGTGTGTGGTTACGGGAACCTGCACTGAGGACCTTATTAGGCCAAATGAATAAGGATAAGCGCCGTCTATCGCCTGAGGATATACACGCTCGCCTGATCTTTCTTATAGGTGCGGTACTGGCCTTAACCTTTTTTGTAATTACAGCTGGGGCCGTTTATGCGCTGGTCTTTGTCACTCAGCCCGTAGGTGCTCAAGCTCCCAATGATCGAGATTTTATACAGCTCTTACAGACTCTAGCTATATTCTTAACGGGTGCGCTAGGTGGGGTACTTGCGGGTAACGGGCTTAAATCTAAAGCTAAAGAGCCTATAAGAACCGACACGCCTACGTAGATACTTGCCTTATGTCAGATCGTGGGCTCATACTGATACTACACACGCCGAGAGGGCTACTCGGGTAGTAGCCTAATCGGCCTTAACAAAGGGCGATATATGAACAGTGCAGATTTTATAATAGTGTTTACAGTAACGGGCATAATGGCAGCGTTTATTAGGGCTGCCTATACCTTAGGGTACCGACACGGGCACGGCGAGGGTTACATACGAGGCCGGGCAATCGTTCAAGCTCTCAAAGATAAGAGCCTGATTTAATGGGCTTCTTAGATAACTACGAGGATGTAAACACTCGCATTAAACGCTTTAGATCAGAGTTTCCTACAGGGCGTTTAGTGGCCTTTATCGAGGACCTTGACCTAGTCAAGGGCACGATTCTAGTAAGAGCTGAGGCGTATCGTAAGTACGAGGATGCTCTACCTAGCGCCGTTGATTACGCTTTTGGTAACGTTGCGACACTGCCTCAAAATATGAAAAAATGGTTTATCGAGGACTGTCTCACGTCCAGTTACGGTAGAGTTATCGGCCTACTTTCACCGAGTGAAGGTGGCAGACCTACCGTACAGGATATGCAAAAGGTAGAGACGGCTGCAGCTGAGCCCGATTACTGGACTACTAAATTCGTAGCCGACGATATACCTACTTTAGGTAAAGCGATCGAGACGATCGAGCAGGGCTTAGGCGGCGTATTACCGGATGCAGCTCCGAGGTGTGTTCACGGCACGATGGTATGGGCTGAGGGCAAAAGCGCCAAGACCGGTAAAGACTGGGCCGCTTATAAGTGCACCGAGCGAGCACGCGATAAACAGTGCGACCCCATATGGCAAGTATTAGGCAGCGACGGTAAATGGCGAGCCCAATAATGACTGAGCAGGGCCTCTTTGATTACATCAAGGCTACATACCTTGAGGATCTCGAGAAGTCCGAGCACACATACGAGTACATCG